ACCGTTCTATAGTTTACCTAAAATTGATAACTTTATACAATCCTTAAGTGTAAATTTAATTAGTAGAATAAAAGAAGAAATACAAAAACAAGAAACTGAAAAGAAAAACTTTAGCGGAAATGTTATTACGGAAATAAATAATGTCGTTTCAAATGTTACGGGTAAAGACGTTCTTACTTCAAATCAAAATTGTTCAGATAAATTAAGTGCTAGTTATGTTGGATATACCGGAGTTGACGCTCCATCGGTGAATTCTAAATCAACAAAAGAAATGAATGATTTAATAAAATCAAGATTACTTAATTTTGGTTTAGAAGCAAATACTCAAAAAGAAATAGATATGAGAACATTATTATTTATCTTATTCTATATGGACACAGGAAATACAACAGGGTTTAGTGCTTATGAAAACAACTTTGGTACTTTAAACCTAACAGAAACATACGGACCAACTTTTATAAACTATGTTAATAAAAAATATTTTTGTATCTCAAAAGGAACTAACCAAAATATACCTATTGTTTCGTTCCCAAGTGTTGAAAGTTTTATTGACTTTGCGATATCAAAAATGTATCCAAGTATTGGAACATATACATCAGACAGAACCTCACAAAATATCGCAAGAATATTTGTTGATCTTTGGGCTTCGGTCAGGAATTCAAATGTTTGGGTTAAAATGACTGAACAAGATAAATCATCTCTCCAGAATAAATCAACAGAGGGGTTACAAGTTTTTGATTCGGTAAACCCACAACTTTAATAAACATCAATATATTTATATAGAAAAGAATATGAGTAGAACTAAACTAATTTTAGACAATTATCTTGGTAAAAATACAAGAATGTCAGAGAAAGATGCCGGAAACGGATTTAAAGAAGTTTGCGATTTGGATACTGGAGATTGTTTCACAGTAAGAGAAAAAGATGGTCTTATTGAAAGAGTGGATAACACTATGAAGACTAATAAAAAAATCCAGGTTGAAACAAAAAGTGGAATAAAACAATTATTAAACGGATAACAATGGCAATAGATAAGAAAATTTTAGAAGAAATTACAAGATTTAAAAATATAAATAGTTATATTATGGAACAAGATGTTCCTCCGATACCTGAAGATTTAGGAGCGGGAGCACCGCCACCAGATCTTGGAGCTCCCCCTGCCGCTGATCTTGGAGCTCCCCCTGCAGATCCTGGAGCACCACCATCACCTGGAGCGCCACCAGCACCTGGAGCACCACCAGCACCTGGAGCACCACCAGCACCACCGGCACCAGTTGATGTTGCTACGGATAAAGACGTGGAGGAAATTGGTGACGAAGAAAAGGGAGATGAAGAAAAACTTGAAATTACCGATCTTGTTAATTCTCAAAAAAATATAGAACAAAAACAAGAAGAGTATTTTAATAATTTATTTACCCAATTAAAAACTTTAGAGGATAAATTAGTAGATATGGATCAGTTGGTTTCTAAAATTGATGGTTTAGAATCAAAAATTGAAAAAATGAGACCAAAAACTCCAAAAGAAAGACTTGAATTAAGAACTTTAGATTCCGGACCTTTTACTCAGAAACTTTCAGATTTTTTCACGGATAAAGAGAAAGATATGGAACATTCTGGTAAAAATGAATACGTTCTAACATCAGACGATGTAGAGCAATTCTCCAAAGGACAGATAGAAGATTCGTTTACTGATTATGAAGACAACGAAGAAGATACCGATATGATGTAATTTGAAAGGGACATTCGTGTCCCTCTCAAAATTTTTAACTACTTATTGACTGCGACACAAATTTTAATTATACTTTCTATTGTAAACTTTTAAACAAATATATATATGGCGACAAAAAACGTTTTAGACGCGGTTCTCTCACAGTACGAGAACTCAAAATCTGGAGACTATTCTTCAGGAACAAAAATGTCTCAAGAAGACAGATTAAAAAGGTATTTCGCGGCAATCCTTAAGGACAACGAAAAACAAGGGCAAAAAAGAGTCCGTATCTTACCTACACCAGATGGATCTTCACCATTTAAAGAAGTATGGTTCCACGAAATTTTTATTGATGGTAAATGGCAGAAGTTTTACGACCCTGCAAAAAATGACAATGAAAGATCTCCAATAAGTGAGGTTTATGAAGAATTAATGTCAACCGGAAAAGATTCAGACAGAGAATTAGCAAAACAATACAAACCTCGTAAGTTTTATATTGTTAAGGTTATTGATCGTGACAACGAAAAAGACGGACCTAAATTCTGGAGATTTAAGCACAATTACAAACAAGAAGGTATCTTTGATAAGATTATTCCAATCTATAAGGCAAAGGGAGATGTTACAGACCAAGATAATGGTAGAGATCTTATTCTTGAATTGACAAAAGCAAAAACTCCAAAAGGAGCGTTTTATACTGTAATCCAAACAGTTATGTATGATGACCCGGCTCCCGTTCACGAAGATGCGGAAATTATGTCAGAATGGGTTGGAGACAAACTTACTTGGGAAGACGTGTATTCCAAAAAACCAGTAGAGTATTTGGAGTGTGTTGCAAGAGGAGAAACACCTAAATGGGATTCAGACGCTGGTAAATATAACTACGGAGACTCATCTGAAGGTGAAATCGTGATTGGTGGTGGAAAACCTAAAACTGAAACTAAGGTTGAGGATCCACAGGCAAATGATGAAATAGACGAAGAATTACCGTTCTAAAAAAACCTAACTATTATTTAAACACCGATTTACAATGTCGGTGTTTTTTTTTATCTTTTAATAAAATAGAATATTATGGCAATTAAGAAAAACGACTTTAGTTCGGTTAAAAAGAAATTTTCCACATCAGCAAAATATAAACCACAAAGATTTTTTGATTTAGGTCAACCATTTTTAGATGCCGTTGGATTACCAGGCCCGGCAATGGGTCATATAAATATGTTCTTAGGTCATAGTGATACGGGTAAAACAACCGCATTAGTTAAAACTGCGGTAGACGCTCAAAAGAAAGGAATACTTCCTGTGTTTATCATTACAGAACAAAAGTGGTCATTTGAACACGCCAAATTAATGGGGTTTGAATGTGATGAAATAGTTGATACTGAAACCGGAGAATTAGAATGGGATGGGTTTTATATTTTCAATAACAACTTTGATTATATTGAACAAATTACAGATTATATTAATGACTTATTAGATGCGCAGGAAAAGGGAGAATTAGATTATTCACTTTGTATTATGTGGGATTCTGTTGGTTCTGTTCCTTGTAAGATGACTTATGAAGGTAAAGGGGGTAAACAACACAACGCAAGTGTTTTGGCGGATAAGATTGGAATGGGTATTAATCAGAGAATTTCAGGGTCACGTAAATCAGATTCTAAATTTGAAAACACGTTAATCATCGTAAATCAGCCTTGGGTGGAATTACCTGACAATCCATTTGGACAACCTAAAATTAAGGCAAAAGGTGGTGAAGCAATTTGGTTGAACTCTTCTTTGGTGTTCTTATTTGGAAATCAGAAAGGAGCTGGAACAACAAAAATTACCGCAACAAAAGACAAAAGAACTGTTAAGTTTGCGTCAAGAACTAAAGTATCTGTAATGAAAAATCACATTAATGGGCTTGGTTTTGAAGACGGTAAGATTATCGTAACACCACATGGGTTTTTACCTGGTAAGGAAGCATCCGAAGAAAAAGCATCCATTGAACAATATAAGAAAGATCATGCCGATTATTGGAAAGAAATTATTGGGGTTGATGGTGATTTTGATTTGAAAGCAGAAAAAGAAGAAGTTGAGTAAGAACCCTGTAATTTTACGGAAATGACAAAAACCCTATTAGTAGACGGGAATAATTTATTAAAAATTGGATTTCACGGAGTTAAAGATTACTTTAACGGTACTGAACACGTTGGTGGTACTTGGCATTTTTTAAATACTTTAAGGAGATTCTTAGAGGAAACTAATTATAATAAAGTTGTTGTGTTTTGGGATAGTGAAACTGGGTCTTCTCAAAGAAGATTAATCTATCCCAAATACAAACTTAATCGTAAACAAAAAAATGAAGAAGATTTTAGAGAACAATCTTTTACAACCCAAAAGAATAGGGTAAAACAATACCTTGAAGAAATGTTTGTTAGACAATTAGAGGTTGAACAATCAGAAGCTGATGATTTAATAGCTTATTATTGTCAAATATCTGAAGATGAAGAAAAGATCGTATTTTCATCAGATAGAGACCTTACACAACTTATTTCTGAAAAGGTAACAATCTATTCACCCCAACAAAAAAAGTATTATAAAAACGGAGATTCAATTAAAATGGATAGCAATGAAATTCCTCATTATAATGTTAAAACCTATAAAATATTAACCGGTGATAGTTCGGATAATATTGATGGAATTTTTTATCTGGGTGAAAAAACATTTCTTAAAATGTTTCCTGAAATACTTGATACCGAATTAAAATATACCGATATTTTAACAAAGGCTGAACATTTATTAGTGGAACAAAAAGGAAATGTCGCTTTACAAAATCTCCTAAGCGGGAAAACCAAAGAAGGGATATTTGGAGAAGAGTTTTTCACAATCAACGAAAAATTAGTGGATCTTGCAACCCCATTA